TGATTACAATTATGCCTAACGTTAAATACAAATCAGTTGTATCTAACTTAGTATCAGCTTCAGGATTAGCAGATGCATCATGTGACTTTACAGCAACAGGAGCAGTTACTTTAACTGAAAGAATCCTTGAGCCGAAATCCCTACAAGTGAACAAGCAATTATGTAAGGCGGACTTTAGAGATACATTTCAAGCGATTGAGATGGGTTATTCAGCACACGATGTTTTACCAAAATCATTTGCAGATTATTTATTAGCACACCAAGCTGAACAAGTTGCTGCTGATATTGAATCTCACATTTGGAATGGTGATGCAAACAACTCAGGAGAGTTTAACGGTTTTATGACATTGTTAACTACTGACGCTGCTTTACCTGCTGCTCAAGAGGTTGCAGGTACTACTTTAACTGCTGCTAACATCATTACTGAAATGGGTAAAGTTGCAGATGCAATCCCATCTAGATTATACGGTAAAGAGGGATTAAGAATCTACGTTTCTCAAAATGCAATGAGATTATACGTTAGAGCATTAGGAGGTTTTGGAACTTCAGGATTAGGTGCTAACGGTGTAGACAACAAGGGTACTATGTGGTATCAAGGTGGCGAACTAATGTTCGACGGAGTTCCAGTCGTAGTCGCAAATGGATTGACTGCAGACCAAATGTTAGCATCAACTAAAGAAAACTTATTCTTCGGTACAGGTTTACTTTCAGACCAAAATTTATGCAAATTGATAGATTTAGCGGATATCGATGGGTCGGATAATTGTAGATTAATTATGAGAATGACAGCAGGAGTTCAGTACGGAAACGTTACAGATATCGTAACATACGGAATCACTAACTCAGCGAACTAATAATTAGAATAATTAATTAAAGAGGGGAGGTAAAGTGCCTTCCCTTTTTTTGTATAACATTAAAAATATTTACATATGTCGTGTTTATTATCTATGGGGAGGGCAGAAGCATGCAAGGATTCAATTGGAGGCTTAAAAAACGTTTACTTTGCTAACTTTGACATTGAAGCTGCTGATGTTACCTACGATGTAACTGATACTGATTTAATCACAGCGATTACAGGTATTAGTTCACTATACAAATATGAATTAAAAGGAAATTCTACTTTTGTACAAAACATTAATAGTTCTAGAGAAAACGGAACTACATTCTTTGAACAAGTATTAACACTTGAATTAAAAGCTCAAGATGCAGCTACAACAAAAGAAATTAAGCTACTTTCTTATTCAAGGCCTCACGTTGTAATAGAAACTAATAACGGTCAATACTTCATAGCAGGACTATTGAGAGGTATGGACGTAACAGGAGGTACTATTGAAAATGGTACGGCACTTTCTGACTATAATGGATATAAAATTACACTATCTGGGCAAGAAAAAACACCTGCAAATCATTTAGATTGTGCAACGGAAGCAGCTTTAGCTACTTTATTCGCTACAGCAGCAGTTGATGCTACTATTGTAACTTCATAATTACATCATAATTTGTTTTTAGCCCTCACTTTAATTAGTGGGGGTTTTTTTATTTAGAAACAAAATCAATTAAAAAAGGTTTATTAAGTATGATAGTATTAACAACATCAACAAGTTCACAGAGTTTAAATGTAATTACTAGAGGTAATGCAGTACCTACGGTATTGCTTTTAACAGATGAAGAAACGAATATAACGGAAAGTATTACAATAGACAGCTATACAAGTGGGGATTATTACGATACTTTAACAGCTACATTCAATTTAAAAGAGGGTAGGTTTTACACATTAAAACTACAGAATTACGATAATGACGACTACTTACAAGCAAATGATTTTAGTTTCATTCTAACTAGCCAAAACGATAAACTAGAAATAAATGGATATACAGGTACAACTGAAGTGCTACATTATGCTAAGGTATTCTGCACAGACCAAACAGGAGAGTATTCAGTAAACGATGGTGTATATCAACAGAAAAATAGTACAAACGACTTTATATACTTATAATGGATAATTTAAAGATTTTCAATCTAGCAGAGCATAAAAGACCTGAAATAATTGAGGACAAAAGAAAAGATTATGTAACGTGGTCGGATAACAATAGTTACTTTAGTTACTTAATGGATAGGTATAAAAATAGTGCTACAAACAACAGTATTATTAACTCTATTGTTAGGTTAATGTACGGTAAAGGTTTGAGTGCTAAAGATGCACAAAGAAAGCCAAATGAGTACGCTTCGTTAATGTCTATCTTTGGTAAAAAAGATGTTAAGCAATTATGTTTAGATTTAAAGCTATTCGGTAAATGTGCTATTCAAGTACATTATTCTAAAGATAGAAAGCTAGTTAAGAAAGCTTATCACATTCCAGTTAATTTATTAGCACCTGAAAAGTGTAATGAAGATGGAGATGTAGAAGCATATTACTTCAGTGATAATTGGGAGGACACAAGAAACTACGAGCCTAAAAGAATACCTGCATTTGGTTATTCAAATGAAAGTGTTGAGGTGTTATATATACAACCTTATAGTGCAGGAATGAAATACTTTGCTCACGTAGATTATCAAGGTGGTGTTGATTACACGTTACTAGAAGAAGAGATATCTGATTATCTAATTAACGAGGTGCAAAATGGTTTTAGTGGTACAAAGGTTATTAATGTAAATAATGGAGTACCTACTGAAGAGCAACAAAGCTTTATAAATGCTAAGATTAAACAAACTTTAACAGGTAGTAAAGGACAAAAGGTAATAGTTTCATTTAATGACAATAAAGATACAGCTATTACAGTTGATGATATTCCTTTAAATGATGCTCCTGAACATTACCAATATTTAAGTGAAGAGTGTATGCGTAAAATAATGCTATCACATTCGGTAACAAGTCCACTTATTTTTGGTATTGCTACATCAACAGGATTTTCAAGTAATGCTGATGAATTGCAAAACTCTTTCAACTTATTTGACAATATGGTAATTAAACCATTTCAAGAAATGTTGTTAGATGCGTTTGATAGTATTTTAGAGTATAACGGTGTATCTTTAGACTTGTATTTTAAAACGTTAAATCCATTTGAGGGAGAGAAGTCAGAAGAGCCTACACAACTAAGCAAACAATTCAACTTAGAAGATTATTTAAACGAGATAGGGGAGGATATTCCAGAGGGATACATAGTAATAGACGAAAGAGATGTTGAAGAAGTAGAAGATGAAGAGGTATTAAATGCTTATTTAGAAGAATTAGAATCTGAATTAACTAAAGAAGAGCCTACTTTAATGTCGAAAGTTTGGAACTTTGTAAGTACAGGTACAGCACGACCAACAGCAAGAAGTAAGCAAGATAAACAAGTAAAGGATAGATTCTTTAAAGTTCGTTATAAATACACTGGGAACAAGAATCCTGAAAGGGAATTTTGCAAGGCTATGATGAACGCAGGTAAATTATACCGTAAAGAAGATATTGATAAGATGGCATCAGTAGCAGTAAACAAAGGATTTGGAGAGTTTGGGTCTGATACTTACGATATTTTTAAGTATAAAGGAGGTCCTAGATGTCATCATAAATTTCAAAGAGTTACTATGATGGTTGACTTAAACGAAGATGACCCACAATGGAAAAAGATAGGAACTAGAGCAGCAGAGATTAAAGGTTTTAAGGTTACTAATCCATTCGAGGTATCTGTTTACCCTAATAACTTACCTTTAAAAGGTTTTAGTCCAAATAACAAGAATTTACCAAAAGACGTTAAATAATGGCAGAAGTATTATTAATAGAAAGAGCAGATATTGTCAAGTATACACCACTAGATGGAAATACTGATACTGATAAATTTATACAGTTCATTAAGATTGCTCAAGATATACACATACAAAACTATCTAGGTACTGATTTACTTAATAGGTTAAAATCAGATATTGAAGCAGGTACATTGTCAGGTGTTTATTTAGACTTATTAAACAACTATGTTCGACAAATGCTTATTCACTGGGCGATGGTTGAATATTTGCCTTTTAGTGCTTACACAGTAGCTAACAAAGGAGTGTTTAAACATACAGCAGAAAGTTCTGAAACGGTACAAAAGAATGAAGTAGACTTTTTAATTGAAAAGCAAAGGATAACAGCAGAGAACTATTCACAAAGATTTGTAGATTACATGAGTTTTAACTCAAGTTCTTTTCCTGAATATCACACGAACTCAGGTGCAGACGTTTATCCAATTAGTAACACAAATATAGGAGGTTGGTATTTATGAGAGATAGGTATAAAATGAAAGCTAAAGACGTTAAAAAATTGCAGGAGTACGCAATTAAGTTAATGCAACAAAAAGATAATAAAAAGGTTAATTAAATATGTGGGGAGAAGCGGTATATAATCTAATTGGATTTGGCAAACAGTCAGATGATGGTGATAATATAGTAGATGAAAATGATAGTTTCTTACTATTAGATGAAGCAGATGGTACTGCAATAACAGAAGATTTAAGTTTAAACTGGGGAGGTTTCGGTTTAGCTTATGATAATAGTTGGTTCGGACAAACAAAATACGAAAGATAAAAAATGGCAACAAAGAAAATAAGTCAATTAACAGCAAAAGCAGCTAATTTAGAAGCTAACGATTTACTAATAGTATCTG